TGCTCGTGCGATAGCACAGGTGTGGACCACTCATTTGTTGGTTGTTACCACAAGTGACGTTCGGACTTCTCGTGTCATCTCATTGGTGGAGTTGCTATCACAGCAGTTTGTGATGGTTAATGGCATACATTTGCCTTCCCCCAATGTTGAAAAAGTTCTAGCCTCACTTTATGTGGGGTCAACCGTTGACGATATACGATGGCATCTTTTGAGAGCGTATGCATTACGTATCGATTCTTGGTGCAATGTCGAGGCGCGAAATAAGATTTCAGCCTACATTACTTATGTGAATCAGCAATATCACCGCCAATTGGTGGGTGAGGTCAAGGGGATCACTGTGAAAGAGATCCAGGGTATGTGGATGAGTGATGAAGAGTTGTGGACACTCTACTCAGGTGAAGAAGGCGCAGCGCTTTAATGTACAGCACGCCTTTATGTTTTTACGAAGAAGTAAGAGCTGAGTTTTCACAATTTCAAACACAATCAATATGCCAAAACATTCAACAAAAGCTAAGAAACACGTTTCTTTACTTAAACACAAGAAGAAGAAGCCAAAGCACAAGATGGTTCAGAAAGGAACTGTTAAGGGCCAAGGTGGTTACTTCGGTGACCTGGTTGGGAAAGCTGGGTCATGGTTGGGCGGAATGGCGGGTAATGCACTAGATACCGTCGTTTCTGGACTGGGAGAGTATAAAGTTAAAGCAAATACGTTGATGGAAACACAAGGTCCACCAGCAGTACGCAATAGCAAGACCACTTTTGCCATGCAACACAGGGAATTTATTAGTGATGTGTATGGAAGCACGACTTTCAATCTCGCATCATATCCAATAAATCCGGGGGTGGCGGCAACCTTTCCGTGGTTGGCGTCACAAGCGCTCAGTTATGAGCAGTATAAGATTAAAGGTATGCTTTTTGAATTCATTTCAACGAGTGGTACCTCAATAGGATCAACAAATACTGCGCTGGGCACAGTCATAATGGCAACTGAGTACAATTCACAGTTGCCCTTATTCACTAGTAAGTTTCAAATGGAGAATCATGAGTTTGCGAACAGTTTTGTCCCTTTCAAGGACAATTTGCATCCAATTGAGTGTGCTCCTAGTGAGACTACTATTGACCACTTGTATGTTAGGGTGGGATCAGGCACAACATACAATCCTCTGCTTTATGATATGGGGATTTTTCAAATTGCTACTGTTGGTATGCAGGCAGGGGTTACGGCAATCGGCGAATTATGGGTTACATATGACGTCGAATTTTTCAAGCCAACCATTCCTACAACCAGCGGTGGCACACAGTCGGTGCATTTATACTGGAATTCAAATTTAGGTAGTGCACCAACGCCAAGTTTGCCTTATGCGAACATGACGTACAAAACGGGTGGTTCAGGTAATACGTCTGCCACTCAAACAACCATACCTGTTCCCACTGTGGGGAGGTATGTTTTTGCTTATGTAGTGACTGGTGCCAGTACTGCAACTGCTCTACCGGGCGTTGCGGTGGTGGGAGGTAATGTGGTTCTTGCATTTACAACAGCTTCCTCAACCGGTGTTCCTACTGCGGTTAGCATTGGAGCACCAGTTGGGGGAGGTACCACAACCACCATGATCTTCATGGCGTGTTTCGATATTACGACACCTGTTGGAGCTGCAGGAGCTCTTTCAAGTGTTGGCATAATCGGTGGGACTTTTCCGACTTCTGTATCAGTTGTAGACTTTTACATTTGGTCGGTCGGTACAGGTTTTAGTACACTACCTTCACGTAAGATGGTGGACTATGACCCAATCACTCTCTTGAATAAGAAATTCGAAGAATTACAGCTGCGGCTTGATGCGTCAGAGCGTCGACCAGCTGCACTTTTAGAGTGCAAATATTCGGAGAGTGACTCAGAATTTGAGGTACATACATCTGACGTTGTGCCGCAGATCGGTGGACAAATGACCCAGTCCACGTCTGATCTTTTCAATGTCCTTGCCACCAGATTGGGTAGATCGGGAGCAGGAGGGTAATTGTCTCTTTACTACTTTGGTT